TGCTGATCCTTTTTCAAATGTTTTAGCCAATGTCCAGAATCGGCCGCCTTTTTGTGGCAAATAGTCAGAAATAACATTAAATTGACATGATACTGAAATTTTCTTTGGTACTTGCATCATTGTTGGATCATCTTCAATATTAATTTCCCATGATGCATCCATTGCATATGTATATGCTAACGAGTTCATGACAACTGGCGTTTGCACATATAAATCACCAATCGTTAAACGCATCCATGGGCCTTCCATCGCAATTGAATTTGGATCATATGTAGGGGTAGCATATCCAGCTAATGCATTGAGTTTTCTGTAAATTGGCTTTAATTCATCTCGATCCGTTGCATATATATCAAAATCGATTGATACATCACGCGTATATCCATTGAATATATAATTTGGATCTGCCCGGCCAATCATTTTTATATCAGTCCAACCTGGATTAAAATTTTCTGAAAATGATGTTATAATTGCTCTAAATACAATTATATCATCTTCGTCATCTACATTTCCTGCATAAAGTTTTGGTCCGGTAAAATAAAATTTTATAAAATCTTGTGTTAGATCAGTAACATCTGCAACATTATTTATAAACTTACCAAGTTTTTTTTCACCTTTAAGATATTTACGTTTCCAATCATATGCTTCATCGAGTTTTCTTTTACTAAAATCAATTACCGAAATTTTGTCTCCGCGGAAAGGCGTTGCTAATTCTATTGGATTACGTGTTGGAACAAATTCACCAGTAGCTTCATTATTTCCGGTTTTTTCTTTTCGATTTGCGGCCGATTTCCAGGTTGTTGCAACATGACTACGCAATGTAAAATCAGCTCTGATTGCATTTGGATTATCATGTTCGCCCCATCCATACAATGTTTCTAGATTGAATATGCTATATGGACCTAATGGAGATGCAGAAGCTCCGGCGTAAACAGCTCCGCGCCAGGCTTTGCGAAGAATAGAAGCTGTTCCATCTAATCGTTTAGATGCAATATAACTTAATACTGTTTGACCTGTTTTGTCAGATTCATTTTTTATTCCTAATCTAGATCTAAAATCTGCATATAATACGCCATCGACTCGTTTTAATTGACTTTGAGCTAATGTTATGTATTCTCCAGATAATCGATCTTCACCATATTGTCCAAAAAATGATTGTCCAAATTGGGTAGCATATGGAATTCCAGTAAAGCCTCCTGCTGAAGATAATGCAAATGCTGCAGCTTTTGCTCCGATAGTTTCAATTGAAGTATTTGTATTAGCTGAAGATAATGGTTGCCATATGGCATTCGAGCTATTTAAAACATTTCCTTTAGCATCTTTAATATTACCTTCTGTATTTTTTTTGTATTCATCAATACCAAAATTTTTATATGAAGGATTATTTGGATTCAATAAATACAGTGATACATCTTTACCAGGTATGTCATATGGTGCAACAAATTGACCGGATTGGGCTGCATATGTTGGATTTTTGTTTCCAATTGGTATTGGTATGATAACAGTAGGCGACGTAGTTGGATTTTTATCTAAAAGCGATGGATCTGGTAATATATTAAAAGGTTTTGTAGTAAATTGTGTTGTTCCAAATGTTGGGTTAGTATATAGAGTATTTGGTAATATATCAAAAGGTCCACTAAATTGCGTTTCAAACAATGTTGGGTTAGTATATAGAGTATTTGGCAACGTATCAAATGGTCCGATAAATTGTGTTGTTCCAAATGTTGGGTTTTGCATACTCATATTCTATCCTTATCCGTAATATGGTGCATTTAATCCGCCACTGAACGTTGCATCTGATTTTAATGCTCTGGTTTGATTGTTAATTGCTGCAACTATCATGGCTGCAAATTGTGTTAAATCTGGCATATTTCCTCCACCTTTACCTGCCAAATTTGTTCCTGCTACAATTGTATCATTATCATTAAATGCAATTGGTGCTTGTAGAGTGTCTTCTGGGAATGATAATACACGTTTTCCATAACCAGGTGTTATCACTGCATCATCATTTTCGTCTACAGAATTTTTAGGGTAGGCTCCGCCGGCGGTTGTAAGTTTAGTTAAATAATCTGGATCATAAACTCCGGCAGATTTTGCTGCAGTTCGAATCTCTCCAATTTTTATCAGACTACTTTCAAGATCAGCGAATATTCCTTTTGATTTTTTAGTTTCATCTAAAAGATTTTTTTGGTTATCTTGTACAGCAGTTGCTTGTTGTAATTGTAACATATCGATAATCAATGATTCTTGCATTACATTTAGTTGCTGTTTCATGATATCGTCAGTTGTTCTAGTATCAGATGCATCCACTAAAGCTTGATAATCTTCATCTGAAATTGCTCCTTCTTTAACAGCATTAGCTGCAGCTGCCAATGCTTTTCCGGAATCTGCTGCATTTAAATCAATATCAATACCTTTAGATGCAGCTTTTTCTAAAATCTTTTTCTTTTGTAATGCAGATGCTAACTTCTTTTCGTCCATCCCTAACATGTCCGCCATTTGTTTTCTAGCAAACATATTATCTTCAAGAGTTTCACCCTCATTTTCTAAAATGGTATTCATGATGTCCGCTTGCTTATTCATATCTCCGCGTAATGCAGCTTCACGATACATATTAGTTAAACTATTGCCTTGTGCATCGACTAATCGTCTACCAGACAAAAGTTGATATTCTAATTCTTGTCCAACACTATTTTCAATTTCTAATAAATCCGTTGCAGTATTAGCTAAATCATCTAATGCAAATCCAAACTTTTTAGCTTTCAACACTGCCATTTCTAAATTTCCAGGAATTTTTCCATATTGCAATGTAATTTCCTCACTAGTAGCTGCAATTTCTGTGGTTATCATTTTAAAATAACCCATTGTACCTTCCGGATCTAAAGAGTCAGATAATGCTTTTGTAGCAGACAGCATGGATGCAGCATTATTTCCGTTTTGCATTGCATACTGCGTATATGCATTTGCTGCATCTTCTGATAATCCTATATTAGTTGTAAGTATATGTTGCGTTTGTTGCATTCCTACATAAAATTCTTTATTGGATACCGCTACTTGATTTAACATAGGAACCATTTTTTTTATTGAGCCGCCATATTTTGCTGCTTGTACTCCGGTAATTTGATATTGTTCATTAGTTTTATTTATTGATTGTGCAACCGATTGAAATGCTTCTGATAGTTTTGCTGCTGTTTTAACATTAACACCAAATGTTTTGTTAATTTGTGCATTGCGTCGTTCTAATACTAGCGTATCCTCCGCGGCGTCGATAAAACTTTGTGCTAATTTTTCATTTGCTGCAATTTGTTTATCTAAACCAGCTAGATATGCAGATGTATCATTCTTAGCTAAGTTATTAATTTGTTCTGATAATTGTAATATAGCTCTAGCTGTTTCGACTGCCCCCGCTCCGAAAGCGCCTAAGTCACTCACTATATCATCAAATAAACTCATATATTAAAATCTTCTTTTTAATAAATATTTATCTAGTAGATTTTGATATAGATTTGCGTTTATGTTTAGTGGCATTAGCCAACTCTTCCTGACGTTCTTGTTCATCTTGAATTATTTTGTTGACTTTTTTAGTCCAAAAGCGACGAATATGTACGGGCATATAGTATATAGTATCCCAATCCCAACGACCAGCACCCCACCAAATCAAATTAAATATATTTTCATGAAGTTTAACTCGATCGTCTGGCTTAAAACCAAAAAAGGTTTGTTCCAAGTGGAAACCCGGCTTTGAAGGTGCCTCCTGTTTCACCTTCAAATTCATATGTTAAATCTAATCCAGGTGCATTGTCGGCATAGTATCTACGAAATGTTTTTGCATCTCGAGCTAAAAAATGATAACGTATAAATTCATCAATTGCTTCTGCGGATCTTGAGTTATCTACTTGACAAATTATAGATTTTAACATTTCGGATATAGTCATTTTACTTGTATCTCGACCTAAATAAGAAAATTTAATTGTATGGTCAGCAATTTCATATGTAAATTCTCCATTTTCATCTGATTCTAATTCAAATGGTAAGTAATTTAATTCAGCTAAATTAACAGTTCTTTCTAACTCTTTTTCGGTTTCTGGATCTGTTACTACAACGGGATAATCAGCACCATATGCTAATATACGAGCATGTATGATTAAACCATCTTTATCCACCGAAGCAATGTCTGAAACATCAACATCAGTCATAATTATTGATTCTAACAATCTATCAAACATTACTCCTTCTCTTATGTAAGAAATATTAGTTAAGATATCTTCATCATATGCTGTTAAATAACGCATATCAATTTTGCCACTACGTAATGGATGTGATTCTGGATAAATCTTACCTCCACTAGCTAATGGTACGATAACTGTTGGTAATTTGCTTTTTTGTTGAGATTCAAAGCGTTGTCGTGCTAAATTAACGATGTCATTATTGCCTAATCTTGTTGTAACTTTACTCATATATGATTTCCTTTTATAACTTTAATATAAATATACAGAACATGAAAAATGGGAGCCGAAACTCCCATTATAAATTTTATAAATTAGAAATTCAAGAATGCCCAATCATATTGAATAGTTAATTCAATTTCTTGTACTGCATCACTTGACCAATCAAATGTTCCAAAACCTGCACTTGTAATAAATGCACCCTTCAAAATCCATTCTTCAATAAGTTCACCTAGTGGAGAAAGTTGATGCAAACGAATTTCTTTTTTGTAAAATGAAGAATATCCATCTCGGCCTGTTGCAGATTCATGATGTAGACGTACCCATTCCATTACTGCTTGTGCTCCAGATGGAACAATTGCATCATAAAGTGTCATTGTAATAGTATCCCATGAATGTTTACCAGCAACATAACGTTTAACATTGATCATATCAAGTTCAACTGCTGTGTTAGTAATTGTAGGTTTACCAGATGCTTTAATCAAATATGCTGGAATTCCGTTTAATTCTAATATAAATTGATGTTGACGTTTCGGTTCCCACGAAAACGCCGTCGAAAACATTTCATTTTCAGATGAAATCTGCAAATTTGGATTTGCGTTATCAATTAATGCCATTTCAATACCTCGTTTTTTTATATAAATATATGTACAGTAAAAAAGGTAGAACTTTCGCCCTACCTTTTCATGATGTTTTTAATTATGCCGGGAAACTTGCTCCTGTCGGTTGAATATTGAAATCTAATACAATAAATTCAGCCGTTCTAGTTGGTTGCAAAAATAATTGTCCGTATAATATGTTTTGATCAATTACATCTGGAGTATTATTTGTTTCATCCATAATAACTCGAAATGCAAATAAACCTTGCTGTGCTCTTACTTGTTCTAAGTATGGGTTTGTGATGCTTAAGAATCTTGCTCGAGTTGATGCTGTATTTTGTTCAAATACTAGGTAACGAGTTGAAGATGCAATAAATTTCTTAACCGCAATAAGCAAACGACGCACATTTACTCGGTCTAATGCACTTGGTCTAGCTTGTAGTGTCTTTTGACCCCAAATGCAAACACCATCATTTACGAAGTTCGCAATAGGGTTAACGCGAGCTTGATACAATGTATCTCGATCACTTTGCAACAATCTAATATAAGTATCAGTAACACTAGTTAAACCGCCGCGATTCAAACCTGCAGGTGCATACCATGGTTGAGCTACTGCATCATTATATGACAATACTCCTGGAACTACAACTGAAGGCGGAACCCATAATGGAACATTGTTGCTAGGATTGTTTATTCTAACCCATGGCCAATATGTTGCTGTATAATTGCTATCCAATGTTTGAACTTGTGTTGTTACTGAGTTAATTGAATCCGTTAATGCATTTGAATCCATTACATAGAATGTATCTTGACGTCCTTCTGCTAATTGTCTTGCAGATAATGTTACTGATGGATGCAAACTATCAATAATACCCGGCGTTAACAATAAATTCATATCATAATAATCAGTATTGCTCAATACTGTGAATGCTTTATTATATGCTGTTGTACCTGTTGCTGTTGTAGTGCTACAATCAAATCCAAATGTATTATCATCAGCAATATAAGTTCCGGCATATTTTGGTAAGTTTGGACGAGCTCCGTCAAATCCACCTTGAAATGCAACAACAAACTTACGTGTTGATAATGCAACATTTGCTTGGAATGTTCCACCTGTCAATGCAGATTCTAATGAACCCGTATATGCTGCAGTTGCAGACGGATATCCTACTTGTGCAGATTGATTAACATCTCCAAGATAAAAATCTGCATTACTTCCGGTTACAGAACCACTAGTTGGAGTCGGAGCTAAATATGCTCTGTTGTTCGTGCTACCAATGGTAGCACTCGTGCTACCAAAATCAAATCCATGTAAATTTAAACTGCTATAATTTCCGCCAACTACTTGCGAAGTAACATATGAAGTAGCAGTTAAATTCAATGAGCCAGATGCCATTGGTATTGGACTTGACATTGATCTAAATCCAAATGGAATCAACGTTTTGCTATTTGTTTTATTTGCAACACCCGGATCAACTTCTACTCGGATCCATGCATTTGTGTTTGGATAATCTCCGTTAATAACAACTACGCCATTGTCTGTTACAGTTTGATAACGGTCTCCAATTACTCGTGCAATGTATCTAGATGATGCTGGATTCAAATTAACATTTTGAAATGAAACTAATGCTGGAGAAGAATCTGTATCTGAATTGTTTCCATATGGAGAATTTTCAATTCCTAAATTTTGCGGATTTACTCGACGAATCTGTACCGTAAATGAACCATATTCATCAGGGTCATTTGTTTCATCACTTGTTACAAGATCTGAGATAGAAACTTTAACATCGTAGTTAACTGATGTTCCATGTGATAATGTATGAAACTTAAACAAGTTTTTTGCAGTGCTTCCAACTTTTTGAGAAGTTACCCACGGTGTTGATGCGGACTGATAATCTTGCAAAAGTCTAAAACTTGCAATCTTTTCTAATGTCATTGTCACATCACCTAGATTTGCAAATAACCCAGTTGTGTCAGTATCATATTGAACGTATACTGGATAGTCAATTGATTTAGGATCAGCTGAAAATACTTTAGTAACGTATTTGTTGCTCGAAGGTGTAATTGATGCTGAAATTGCCGTGCCTTCTGCTACTAAGAATGAACCGCCAAAACTAATTGCTGTTGCATCGGTACCTGTAGCTACTGCATACGAACCAGATATTTTAATTGCAAAACTTCCCGAACCTGCATCGAGCAATACTGAATCTTCAAACAAGTTAGTTGCACCCGTTGATGTTACTGGATATGTTGGGTGTAATACATGAGTTACAATTTTAGTTGAGCCTGATTGTGCTACTACGGCTAATACACCATTTGATAATTGATATCCATCTTCATACAATAAACGTGTTACTGTAATTACATTTCCACCTTTTTCCAAATATTCTTTAACAACAAAAGGAACATATGATTCATCAGTATATGATCCGAATGTGTTTTGAAATTGTGAAAGCGATGTAATTTGTGTTGGAACTAGTGCTGGACCTTTTACTGTTGGTCCTATTATTGCTGCACCAATTTGTGCAATTGCTCCAGGTAAAAACGATTGATCTATCTCTCTCGTAAATACTCCGGGCGAAATTATTCTTTCTGCCATTTAAACTCCTATGATTTTAAAATAAATATACGGACACATTGCCAAACCTATCAATTCGACGTAAATGTTCCATCGGCAATATTTATCTGTCCATCTCCATAGCGTGCACGCATTTTTTCAATCAATTCAGATTCTTGTTCGCGAAGCTGTGTGAATTCGTTTAATAGCTTTTCTTTTTCATATTTCAATTGTTCTAGTTGTTGTTCTAATGCATATGTTTCAATTGTTAAATTGCCTAGAATTGTTGAATTTTTTGCAAATGCATCTCGAAGCAATTGAATTTCTTCTAAATGTTCCTTGTCCAGTTTACGAGTCATAACGTTTATCCTTCTTTTGTTTTATTATAAGAAAACTAATATTATAATCAAACCTAGTTTTGAGTTTAAATGTTTTTTACTTCGAATTGTGGTAGTTGAACGTTATTAACCCAGTCAATGATATCACGATCATTCCAATCTTCCGTGTACATGTATCCGTAAAAGGCAACACCAAAGATTGTAGATTCAGTTGTCAATAGCACGTTTGCACTGCATACTTTGTTAATAATATCGTCGGTTACTACTGTAACCGTTACTGTTGGATTAATAATCTCAACATTGAATTGTGGGAATTTATAAGTCGCCATTTTTTATTTTTATTTTATGTTAAAGTTGTTCCTGTTACCGTGAAATTTCTAACGGGAAAATAAGTAAAAGCTACTGATGATGTTTTAGTTTGTTGTGTAATCAAACCATTATTACTAAAAGCATAAACTGCTGTTGTTACTCCTATTATAGTTGTTGAACTCCAATAAACCCTCCCCGATGAAGATAAATTTAAAGGTGAATAATTTAATAAATTATTTTGGTTATTAACATAATTTAAAAAATTTACAATCTCTTTTATATTAGGCAATCGCCATCCGCTTGTGAATGTTCCAACTGAAAAAGCAAGTGAATTGTCTATAGCTTGGTTCCAAGTATTACCCGTAGCGATTGCTGCACGTGAAAGACCCAACACGGATGTTCCGTTGTATGTTGACCAATCTATTACGATATTGTTTGTGTAAGTTTGTGTTCCTAATTCTGAAGTAAAACGATTCGTGTTTCCGAATGGATTGTTTTCAGCTAACGTAGTAATAGAAGTTAAACGGCCTGCTTCGATATCGCCATCGTCACCCGTTCGATATGACGTTGTTTGTCCTGATTTCATTAACGTAGCTGAACTAAGTTGTTTTATATTTAGATAAATATCATTCATATTTTTACACTATTTAAAATAACTAAACTTATTGAAGGCGGAGTAATTATTAAACTATCAAATTTATTGATAGAATCACCATAAACATATGAACTTGTCAGAGCAGACCCGGATGCTTGATATTTTATAGTAATTGAACCCGATGGGTTTGATTCTGAACTTGAAATATAGAATGAATATGGAGCATTAAATGTATATGGGGTATTGGTTTCGAAATTTAATCCAATAATAAAAGGCGAATATATTATAGAATCAGTATAAATTGAGCCCGTTACTTTTAGTGAACCTGACATTAGCAATGAACCAGATATTGTAACACTACCTGATGCTGCTACTAGTAGGTTATGTCGTGTTGTATCATCAACACCATCACCAACAATGAATGCACTTGGTTGAGATATAGGCTGATTAAACTGGCCAACTACGGATTGATAGTATCCTAATGCTTGTGTCCAATAACCAGCCGCATGTGCTGATGTACCAATTGTTTGAGTAGTTTCTCCTTCTGCATGGGAGCCACCGCCAATTGATATGTCAGCAGCTGTCGGGGCTACTACTCCGTAAATTCCAATACGAGCTTTGTTGCTAGCAGTATTAACGCTAGTGTCAACTAGTGTTATTTCTGTAGCAGGAGTACCATTAAATGTTGATGATGCAATTTCATAAATATATGTTGTTATAACCCCAGGTACAATTTCTCCTTGGTTGTCATCAACTATTACAAACCCGCCGGCAACAAATTGTGCAGTTTGGTCTCCGTATCTTGCATCTAACTCAATAACACCGGATGCAATTGGGATTGTTATACCAAATCCTAACACACCTGCTGTACCCGAGCCTTCTGCGTGAGAACTATTACTATACGCTTGGCCGATGCCTTCTGCGTGGGAGTAACCACCATGCGCTTGGCCACTACCTTCTGCGTGAGAAGCTTCGCCATATGCATAGCCGCCGCCTTCTGCGTGAGAATAATTACCAAAGGCATAGCTGTTGCCTTCTGCATGAGCGCTGTTGCCTATTGCGAAAGTGCTAGTTCCTTCGGCATGAGCCGAGTAGCCGCCCCAGTACTGGTCTCCTGCATTAACACCAATATCAGATATACTTCCAATAGATGCAGAAGTGGTTGATATACTGGTATCGAGTAAGTTGATTGTGGTATTTGTTCCATCAAAAGAACATGATAGTATTATTTGATTAGTAAATGTATAATCGTTATCATAAGCAGAATCATCTATACCTAACGTGGCACCTGCTGTAAAAAGACCGGTACCCGTTACCGTTAAGTCTCCATATGATGCATTTACCACAATCACTCCAGGTGTTGATACAGTTGCTAGATAACCATACTGAATACCTGCTGCTGTACTAGTACCTTCAGCGTGGGAGTAAACGTTATTTGCCTGTGTATCATTACCTTCTGCGTGAGAGGATGCACCATTTGCTACAGTAAATTCGCCTTCAGCGTGTGATGCATATCCATTGGCCGTTGTACCCGCTCCTTCGGCGTGTGAGTAGTTTCCTAGTGCTGTTGTATTATAGCCTTCTGCGTGTGAGTAATCTCCAAATGTTTTTGAGTCGCGACCTTCGGCGTGAGATGCACGACCATTTGCTTGAGTTTCACGTCCTTCTGCATGAGCATACCTTCCAAACGTTTGAGTGGTAAACCCTTCCGTATGTGACCAATCTGCTACTGCGTTTGTATACCATCCTTCTGCATGTCCTCCGTCAGCAACTGATTGCTGATTGCCTGCCCAGCTGCTGTATGAATAATCTAAACTCCCAACAATAAAACTACTATCATTGATACCGGTGTTAGTCAAGGTTATGGTTGTATTTACTCCTCCAAATACGGAAGTATCAACTACAAAGCTAGTATTGTCTGGATATGCTGCACTATTATAATATAATCTGTTGCCCGGAGCAAATATAGCCGTTACATCGCCGGCTAATTGAAATACACCAGAAGTGATTGTGTTAAATTTTGCCCCGTATAATCCTTTTGCTAATGTGGCAGAACCAGAACCTTCTGCGTGAGAAGCAAATCCGGATGCCGTTACGGCAGAGCCTTCTGCGTGAGAATAATTGCCAGTAGCATATACAGCTAAACCTTGTGCATGAGCATAAAGCCCGAAAGCCGAGCCTCCTAGTGATTGTTGTATTTTACCAGTATCAGAAGAAGATCCTGCAAATGTTAGGTTACCGTTGGTTAAAGTCAGTAGTGCGTTTACGGTATCAAAAGTTAAATTAGACTCTCCATTGATAACGCCAGTACCGGTTGCAGTTAATATGTTGTTGTTAGTGTTGTTTGTAATTGAACTGCTTATTCCGGTGGCGTCTGCTGCGATTGTTGCGTAAGCTGCTGATGCGGCATTTACTGCTAATGTTGCCGTACCTGTTAATGAACCTGAAAATGATCCAGTAATACCACCAGTTACGGTTAATGAGCCTGTTACGGTAGAATTATTTTGTGATATTAAGCCATTTTTGGCTACAAATTCGTTTGCCATATCTAATTAGTTTTCCCTATCCAACTAATGGTATTTATTATAAATATGTAACCAACATTTTTATTGTCCAGCCGGATGATGCGGCTACTGCATTCAATTGGAATTGGCTTGTTACGATTGAAGATTGAAATGTTATATCTGACGTGTTACCTATATCTACCGTTGAATTATCATAATAGGATGTTGTTGTGCCGTTCCATGAAGTTACAAATTCACCTGCTCTTGAATTAGCTCCTTTATATACAGTGTATTTTCCATGGGCGGAAGTAAATGATCCAGTTGCCTGAGTAAATAGATTATTTGATCCTACAATTGTTGAGTTTACAGTTGCACGATCAAACAATGTTCCATCTAAGCTCAGTGTTGAACCGATGGTAAAGTTTGTGGCATATGATGCGGTTTGTGCAAATGAACTTGAAACAGCATTTAGAACATATGAAGCAGTTGCTGCAAATGAAGCACTAACTGCATTCAACACATAACTTGCTGTTGCTGCTAAACTAGGAGTACCATTTTCCCATGTGCCACTATTATAAATTAACGCTTGTCCATTTGTAGGAGTTGTGATTGTAACATCGCCTAAATCATTTAACGTTTGTGCTACTGCTCCCCCTCCACTTGAACCGCCGGCAATGTTTCTAAAGATCCCGGCGTTGATAATTCGGTTGTTGTTGGTGTCAGTTAAATTGTTAGTTTGACCTTTTAGTACCAAGTACCCAACAAATATCAAGGAATGTGCAGTAAATTCTCCTTCCGTGAAACTATCAGTAGCTAGATATTGCAATGCATTTATTAAAGTTGTATACGTATTCTGGCCGTAGTATACTACTACTCTACCAGTAACTGGATTGGCGAATACCCTTTGAATCTGCCAATCTCCTGCTGCCATTGTATTTAACACGCCGGTGCCATCATCCCAATAATCTGGGTCAACTGTTGAATAAAATGCGCCACCGTTGTTGTCTAAACGAACTCCTGACCCAGATCTGTATGCTCGTGCAATTGATGATGTTGCAAACGCATTTCCATGATAGTGAGATGGACTATTTGGATCTTGTGAATAAAATCCGCCCAATGTATATGCAACACCACTACCTATACCAAATCCTAAAGTTCCTGGGTGTGCGTTGATTGAAAATCCATCTATCTTTAGTGGCCCAAATCCTCTAATAAACGCACTTTGTTGACTATCACTATCATATGTGGTTTGAACATTGCTACCAATACCTGTAATTGTTGCATAATTAGGATGTGTGACACGACCTAAAGGTATTGCTTGTTCATATTGTGTTTGATCAAAAAATTCCGTTTGTTGATGAATTGTACCTGCGGCATCTACATAAATATATGTATTTTGAGATGATGTTAGATACGTTGCAGAAGCAGAGTAATTAGTCCATGTTACATAGGTAAATATAGGATTGATTTCTTTAGAAAAACCTGCATTAGGATCTAATAAAATACCCGATCCCGAACTTACAAATATAGTAGCACCCGAAGCTGATATGACACCTCCATACAAAAGACCACTACTTATACCGCCTTCGAGCCATTTGAATTTAACTAGGTTACCATCTTGACGATAATATAAATCATATCCTTGTTCGGTATTTGATGCCGATGTAAATAGAAATGATGCTGTTTCATTGGTATTGCCTGGATCTTGGGCTGGGTCTAATCTAAGTGTGCCGCCTAATGTAAAATCTGCTAATGCATTCATTGAGCCGGATACGTAGATTGAACCAGATAAGTTTGTTTGTCCAAGTAGATTATTTGTTCCTATTTGAGTTGTTGATCCTGATATGTTTAGAGAACCTGTAATTGTTACGGTTTGAATCAGTGGATTAACATAAGATGCTGTTAGTGCATAGCTTGAAGTTAATGCATAACTAGAAGATAGAGCAGTTAATGAATATGATGCACTTAATGCTGTTGCAGAATAAGATGAACTTACTGCATTTAGTACATAACTAGCAGTCTGTGCTGTTTGAATATAACTAGCAGTAACAGCATTATTTGCCCAACTTGCGGTACCAAATAAACTTCCAGTTATGGATGGTAAGTTTGCAGAACCCGTAAGCTCCAAACTACCACTTACAATTGTGCGGCCAATTAGGGTTTGGATATCGTTTACAGCATCACCAAATTGATTAGACCCGCTTGAATATATTACAGATGCGGATTCGTATGTTACGTTTAAGAATGCAATAGATGCAGTGCCATTAACTGTTACGTTTCCATTTATTGTTCCACCGGTAAGAGGTAGATAGTTTGGCGTATATGACGCCGTGACTGCATTATTCGCCCAACTTGCAGTACCATGTAAACTTCCGGTAATTACTCCTACTACATTTAATGAACCAGTTACTTCAACATTGTTAACAAAAGCAACTTTATCTTCATAAACTAATAATCCGTTTTCAGCCCCAAATCCATTTACTTGTAATCCTATACTTTGAGTTGATTCGTTATGAAATACAAATCTACCATCATTCCAACCGAAATATGCCATTGAAGCACTTGTAGTTGAGAATGTATCGTTATAGAATTTTTCTAGCCATGAAAAATCATCATTTGCATGCACTTCTGCTAGTGTAGGATATACTCCGGAAGTAGTTCCTGTATAAATTAATTTACCATTACTTCCCGTTATTGTTTGTATGCCTTTGAATATATTTGAACCAGTAGTTGCAAATGATCCAGATTTTGCAACAAAGATAGGATCCGTTTCGTTAAAGTAAGATGCAGTTGTAGCATTACTTGCAGTACCAAGTAAACTTCCGGTGATGCTTCCTTGAACTCGCAATGACCCGGTAATCTCAACATCGCTTTGGCGAGATATAGGATTTGATCCAGTCCATTTAGAAGAAACAATTCCTGTTAATTGAGACCCATCACCCTTAAATGAACCAGTAAACGATCCGGTGGTATATGATGCTGTGAATGCATTGAATGATGCTGTTGTTACTAGCGATCCGGTATTAATTGATATACTACCCGATATATATGATGCCGTTAGAGCGTTACTAGCTGTAATTGGATATATTGAACCTGTTTGTAATTGTCCGGGCTTAAACTGTCTCATTATTGCCATCTCCCTTTAATAATTACCGTGTCAGTAGGATCTATACTATATCCTAACACAGCAGTATTAAATACGATGGTTTGTGTTGATGCATCGGTAGGCGTCCATGTATATACTACTTTATCAATATATTGTCCGTTAATATAAACATCAAATTCATTTACCGTTGCAATTGTATTAGTTACTGGATTAATTGCGGCATACGCTGCTACCGTCACTGTTGTTGCATTAACATATGTTGCTTGTTTGTCTGTTAATGTGGTTAAATATGCCATTGCTACGGCATTAAGTGATACGGTAGAACCTCCTCCGGAAACTACTACAGAACCTCCACTTAAAACTTGTTGTTGATTTTGAAGTATTGCTTGTGGTATTTGCGTTGTACTAAATATATTAAGATTACCAACATCTACAATCGCATCAAATGAAACTTTTTTAAGTGAATATGCTTTTCGAATTGTTTCAATGCGCGATTCTTGTTCAGATAACAATGTTCCTAATACCGTTAACGGCATTGAAGCTCTAACTAAACGATCTTCGCCTACGGTATTTACTGTTTCAAATGTTATAGCTCCTATAGTTGTAGCAAATTTATTTGCATCATTTCCCCAAGCAAAACGTCCATATGGTAAAATTTGGTCAATTAAATCATTGAGTTGTGTTGTAAAATCACACCATATCATCATATCATATTCCATTGTAACATATTTAGGAATGTCTACAATGTAAATTTTTTCTGAGTCTGCTGGTTGATTTGTTGGTATTGGAAATAACTCATCTTCATAACGATTGCGTTCATTATATCGTTGTCGATAAACTATTTGATTTGCAGACTGCGGTCTATTAACATCCAACGTTCGATGTTGTTCTTGTTCTGTAATACTATTGCGTTTCAACATGATTAATGGAGATTGCAACATTCCTTTTTCATCACGTATATATCCTAATCTACGTACATTATCCCATTTTTCTCCATTTGCAAAAATAACTGGAACATTGATTACTTCTTCATTTGCCGTTATTTGTGGCTGAATTTCATTTTCAACATACCATTTAATTGCATAATCAATATCATATGCCGTACGTTTTGGACTACGAATTACATCAGTATCTCGACGAGTTTGTAATGCCCGATTCAACAATACATCTGGCGTTAATCCTTCCGTTTGTTTTAATGAAGGTTTATTTGTTTTGCGGTCAATATTTTGTCTATTGTATTTAGGCATTAATGTCCTCGCTGTCCTTTTGTTACGTTATTGCCTCCGCGTCGAATATCTTTGATACCTTGCGGAGTTTGGCGAGTTGCATGTGCGTTACATAATACAGATACACTATATCCATGTTTGTCGCCATTCGGCCATGTCTCTGGATTTTTACCTACAAAATACTGATTTGCATCAACGCTATCTAATTCATAATACTCATTGTCCCAAAATACAATGTCTCCAACTTCTGGATAAAATGTAGCTCGTTCTAATATGTCTCTTGAAATTGCAAACGTTGCAGTACGTGTATATGTGTGTCCGTAATCATCCATGTTTGATGTCTTATCGTCCTTTGTAATTAAGCACGGAATCAAAATGGAATCATAATATGCCTTGCGCTCTGATTCGCCGTATATGTTAGCGTTACTCGCATCTACTAGCAGTTTAAAGAACTCAATTTCAGTATCAATTATCGCATTAATCAATTCCGAATTAATTGCTGCTAAAAATCTCGCATCTCGTTGACCGCCAAATAGAGCCATGTTTATCCTATATAAATTTTCAAAGGCACTTTGCCTAGTATTTCACTCATTTGTGTTGCTTCTGCATTTTGTCGAGTTAGCATTTGCTCTTTAGTCATCTTTTCTAAAAATTCTCGAAGCTGAGTTATCAACGCTTCTTTTTCAGTTTGACCTTGTGTAACTAAATCAGTTCCGTTAAGTGTTACTTCTCCATTTGGAATTGGAACTGATGAATATTTACTACGTACATATCCTAGTGTTTCTTTAACGAGGGCCGTTCCATATCTAATAATCCAAGCACGACCCATATCATTGATTGATTTATAAGTTTGATATGTATATGGTATATTTGATGCATCTGTTATCAAACCATCTTGTACAGCTGTATTTCCGAATAGTATTGCTTCTTTACCTTTATCTTCTTCAAATAAAAATTCAATCCAAACATTTTTAAAATATGGCGATGCCATTGTTCCTTGAGTTCCGGGTACGGGATATATTCGTATATCGTCTCCATGTATATCAAAAGAAAAATGTGATTTACGTATTTGATCATTAAATTCTATAGTTTGAATACGAAGCAAATCCATATGAATTGGCATCATCATGAAATTAACTGATGGTGAAAATCCTCCAAAATCAAATGCATCAAGTAACTGTTGAGAACCTAATCCTGTTCCAACGAATGGGTCAAAATATCTAACAATTGCCGGTGGAACATTATGCAATACTCGTTTAACTTCAATCGAGCTAGTACTAGAAAGCGTTTTGCCTTGTGCAGCTAATGATGCTGATACTGCATTTCTAATACTATATGTTTGTTTGCCTGAAACAATATCAATTGATGCAGAATACCAACGTACGGTGCCACCCGAATCGGCTTCTGTTCCATATGCTTTTGATAATTTAGTAATATAACCTAATGATTGACCAACTAATGTTCCTGTCAATCCTTTTGCTCCTAAAACATTTGAACCAGTTTGAACTCCCAGAGTTGATACTAAATTATTAATAATATTAACTTGATTAATTTGATTGGAATATTCCATGGTAGCTGCTTCAAATGCAGCATAAAAATTTATTGCTAAAAGTTCAACATCCATGATAGGATATCCAACCTGTTGTGCAGCATATTTTGCAAACGAATCTGCATGTTGTTGAAACATGGGATCGGTATCAAAAAAGCCAAATGGTGTTGATCCAGTAGTAAACGAAGAAGATCCAGGCCATATGGGCTTATTTTCTGAGTAATCCATGATTTATCCTTTTATATATAAATATCAATATGATTCATTTAAGAGTCGCAAAATTTCCGTTAACGCTTCGTGGCGGTGATTATCTTTTAAAATAATTTCATTCACAAATCGAGACTCTTTAATTTTAGGAACTTCATGTATGGCTGAATCATTTTTAAATTTTAAATCTACTTGATGTTTATCTCCGGTTAATATCATTATACTGTCCTTACCTAAACGTGATAAAACCATTTGTAATTGTTGTTTAGTTAAGTTTTGAAACTCATCTACAATACAAATTGCATTGTCAAAAGTTCGTCCTCGAAAATGTGATAATGATACTAATTCAATATTTTCTTCCTTTTCCATTTTATCTAATATTTCAGGTTTGTTATAAACTTTACGCATATTAGATCTAATCGGAACTAACCATGGATCCATTTTTTCTGCTAATGAGCCTGGAAGAAATCCGTTATCTTCATTTGAAACGGTTGGACGTGTAATGATAATTTTATTTACTTGACGTTTAAAAAACATATCCAATGCAATTTGAACTGCTAACAATGTTTTTCCCGAACCTGCTTGTCCTAATAAAAAATTGAATGGAGTTTCAATAATTTTTGCCTTTGCTTGTTTTTGTTCTTCTGACAATGTAATTGAATATTTAATGTCATTCTTCGGTGGAGTTTTCTCCTTGTTCAGTGTTGCCATAACTTGCTTTCGTTAAACTAATTTTGTAAGTGTTGATTCTTGCAATGACATATCTTTAAGTGTTTCAATCTTTCCTAAACATGCTTTACGAATAGCATAATAAGTTTGTCTAGGTGGATGCGGTGTCATTACTTTAATTGTAATTCGTTCTTTGTCTGGGCCTAGGTCTTGTTCGATATGAACCATGAGTACTAAGGTAATTGCACGTATTCTATCTAATACGTCTACTAAGCGACCATCATATCTGATGATTACTTCCATTGAATATTTAACATACGGAACTGCCATAATCTTTTAATATAAATATAGAACAGTAAAAAAGGGTGACCGAAGCCACCCTTAATTTATTCTTTAATTCGTTAAGTCAATTAAACTAATTAACTATTAAAGAGTGTTTAATCCGTGAACGTATACTTTTCCGTAAAATTCCGGACGAACTACTTTCTTCGCGTAACGTGTCATGACACCTTTACGTGGAGTGAAGTTAACTGGATCGTATACAAGTGGAGTCATAATCAACGGAATATAAGGGCTAAATACAGCACCCGTTTCAAGGAATTGACTTCCTCTGAATCCCATTAGGATTACGTTCTCTAACATATATGGATTTTTGTAAACTGTGTAACGGTTATTGATTGCACCAATTTTTTGTACGCCTGCTGCAAATTCCATTTTAGTTCCATCAGTGTCTGCAGCAAATCCTGGGATAGACTCAAGAATAGTTGCAACTGCAGGAGATGTTACTAAGAAGTTAGCACCACCACGTAATGTTTTTTGGTGAATTTTGTTAGATACTTTTTGAAGTTTAGTACCTAATGTTTGGAACCATCCACCTTGAGTGTTGTAGTATCCATCACCAACAGCCGTAGCCGCACCAGCACCTGATTGTGTAAATCCGTTACCGTTCCAGAAGTTGTTATTCAAAGCTGACCAATACTCAGTTGTTGGAGCTGCTGAAATCAACATATCAAGGATCTCAAGATCGATTTCCATTGATACATACTCAGAAAGCATTGAAGTCAATTCAGCTTCAGCATCAATTGAGTGGTAAGCGTTAAGATCTTGAGCAAATTCAGGTGTCCAAACTGCTTTCAACTTACGAGTCTTAGCAACGATTGGATCTGATTGAAGCTCTAAGTTCAATTCTGGGATGTTGATATCAGTACCATCATCGATACCACTATTTGCGGTAGAACCTTTGAATGGATTAGTATCTTCAAAATCACCTCTTTCGTAAGAGATAGGCTGAACACTATAATTAACTTTAAAGTTGGAAGCTGAAATTGCTATTTGAGCTGAAGTTGCTTGAGCCGTTGTTAATACAAATGATGCTGTATAATCGCTAGTAATTTTAGAAAATGCTTGTACTGGAATAATTTCAGTTGAACCAGACACTAATGTAAATGATCTAACTGCAAACAAATCAGCGTCAGTTGGCATTGCAATAGTAACTTTTTTGTAGCTTGATAATGAAGCAGAATAAGCACTATCATAATTAACATCAGCTGCATCAGTAATAGAAGCCGTTGCTGCTACTGCCGACAAGTTTGAAGTTGTTACAGATTTAATTGAATATCCGAAACGACCAGCGCCATAAAGACCGCCAGCTGCATCAGAACCAGTTGTAGTAACACCAAACAATGAATCTAATGCATTAGGATTACCAAATGGATCACCTGTTCTGTTGCTGTTATCATTGTCAAATCCTGGTTGAGCTGTACCATATTTAAAGTCTAAATAAAATACTAGACCCGATGGCAAGTTCATTGGTTGAACAGAAACGAATTCTTTAGCTGCAAATTCAGCAAAGATTCTTCTTACCAATGGAAGTGCAACACCTGCCCACTCTTCAGATCCTTCTGCAGTACCTGTTTGTGAAGCTTCTTTTACTAATTGACGTGCTTGGTTTTCAAGCAATTGAGCCATTCCGGCTTTTTCAGTCTCACGTTTAAGACCTTCTAATAGTCCGGTTCTTTCCCACTTATTAACGATTGCTACTGATGCAGCACGTTGAGAAGCGTCTGGACTTTGTAATAATGAATTTAAACTCATCGTTTTTCTCCTTTGTTTTGTTTTTTTTTAAATTAAATTAATCCTGCCAATTTCTTCCAACGGTTTGCCATTTCGAAACCTTCTGAAAGAACTTGAGTTGTTTGTTTTGACGGTGCAGTGGTTCTTGTAGGCTTAGAAGCTAAAGATTCTTTAACAACTCTTTTAGCTTTAGGCTTATTGAATGATTCTGCTAACGTACTAAATACTAATTTTACTTCTCTTGTATTACCAGCTCTGTCAAAGTTTTCAATTACTTTCATTTTTTGACCTTCTGACAATTCAAAATTACGGAACAATTTGTTGGTGTAAAGAAGTTTTGCGTTAAGAAGATTTACTTCGTTAATGATGTTTTTAAGTTGCTTAACTGTTTTATAAGCTTCTTCTAATTCTTCTTTAGTTTCTTCAAGTTCAGCTTCCATTGCTTCAACAACTTCTTCTTCTTCTGCTGGCATTCCTGAAGTGTCCATCATTTCATCTTCACGCAAAATTGCTTCAATGATTTCGTCAATTGAACCTCCGTACTTATCTGAACTTAGATCTTCATCTTCTTCATAATGCATTCCTTCTGCTGCAATTGCTGTCATGTCGTCTTCAATTTCATCTTCTTCAGAACTCATCATTTCGCCTTCTAATTCACGAATGATTTCTTCTAGATTCAAATCTTGTTCCGACTCATACCCTTCATTGTACTCAGCGTTC